CCAGTGATAGCATATCCTTCAGGGAATCTTGCGGAAGAGATTGTACCGGTGAGGAATGTTGCTTCTAAACTACCACTGAATCTATTTGCAGTAATGATACCAGCAGCGTACTGGTTGCCGAAGTCATCGAATGCAACACCTAAAGTATAACCACTGCCGCCTGTGATTGGATCACCAGCAATCTGGAAAGTATGCCTTGGATCGGTTGTACCCACGCCAACATTTCCTGATGCGTAGATACTAGTAAATCCGAGACCTACATCAGTATCAACCCACTGAGATGTCGGCAAGTTAGATAGTGTAGCACCGTCACCGTAGAAGTTAACGGCGGTTACAGAACCAGCAGTACTAACAGTAACATTCGATCCCAGAGTTACTGGTCCAACGAATGTAGCAGCAGCACCTACATGGAAAGCGTCAGTAAATGTTGCAATACCAACAAACTCAGAAGAACCATGCACTGATAGGTTTCTTGCTGGAGCCGTTGTACCTACGCCAACCTTATTAGAGGAAACGACCAAATCATCGGTCGCAACCTGCATTCCATCACGAAAATTAAATGATTTACGGAAGTTCGATGCCATTACACTGCCGGTTTTAGAGTTATTTATTCTTCATCATCAAGTGAGATTGCATCTTCAATCTCATTAACTCTACCAGAGAGTTCCTTCACGGCTTCAACCAAGAGAGGAATGACACGTTCATAACGAACACCCAGGTATCCGTTATCTTTCTCAGTTACGGCTTCAGGCAGGACTGCTTCAACTTCTTGAGCGATCAGACCCACATCTTCCGTACCATTATACTTAGACTTTTCATTCCAGGTGAAGGTGTTACCACTGAGAGACATTACCTTCTCAAGGGGATCCTTGATAGGATGAATATCATTCTTCAGTCTTTCGTCAGAACTGTAGAATGCTGTAATGTCACCAGTAACATTCAGATCTCCATTGATAAGAACATCAGCATTAAACTGAGATGTTGTATCAATAGCGACTTTATATCCAGTGGGAGCATCAAGAATCAGATCACCCGTGGATGTATCAATTGTGGTTGCACTGGAGAGACCCAGTTGTACATTACCAAACAATCCCCAACCAACAACGGTTACGTTACCCTGAAGTGTAGTGTTTCCACTTACATTCAATGTTGAGAGTTTAAACTCATTGTTTGCACGAACAATTTGGTTAAAGGTAACAGGACCATCAAACTGTGATACCAATGTGTTATTGGAGCCACCCTCAACAATCAGAGAATCCTTAACAGTTACTTCGTCAAAGATAACGGCCAGTCTTGCACTAGCAGCACCAGTTGTAGTGGGAACAGGAACGTCAAAGACTTCCTCTGTACCATTGGCAGAGTTAATCTTCTTGTTACCAATGTAGAAGTCACCATCATTGTTCATACCAGTGTAGACAACTACACCAGCAGATCTTTCTTGTGACTGTGCAAGGAATGTCTCTCTTTCAGTAAGAGTAATTGTTTGAACTTGGGGAAGACCAGTGGAGTAGTTACCAGGACCGTAACCAAGATATTCAAATGTGTGACCAGAAGCACGGAGAATAGAGTTTCTTCTCAATTCTACAGGCAGAGGTTGAACTCTTCTGATTTGAGATCCAGTTTTGTGGGAAGACTTGGGCGTACCGAAGTAACCACGAATAACATTCAAACTATCATTACTTGCACCAGACAGAGCAGATGTGGTAATTCTCATTACCTCATCATCGATTAGTACATAAGATCCCAGGGGGAATCTTGCAGCGGTGCTAATGCCAGTAGCAGAAAGTCTGATAGTATTTGCAGTATCAGCGTCTGTAATATCAGCGACCAAAGTAGCAGTTTCATTCGCAAAGAATGTGAACTGTCTACCACCAAAGGCCTCAGACTCAGCACTAATGTCTTGACCTCTTGCACCAAATGCAACAGGAAGAACTCTACCAATATTGGTAATTACATCAGCATTAACCACTCTGGAAGAGAATGTCTTAATACCAATAACGTCATTAACAAAGTAATCTCCAATGTTATTGTTATTGCTGTCGATCAATCTGAACGAGTTACCAGCAAGCAGACCGTGTGCATTGTTGCAAGTGAATGTTGCAATACCAGCGTTCGAGTCATAAGATACGGTGCCGATTGCAGCGGTGGGGCCACAATTGAAGACGTACTGATTTAGAACTGGTTCAGGATCTCCAGATGTAAATGCGAATGCAACTTGGGTAGAAGTTGGTACATCAAAGATCTTGTATGTTGCAGATGCAGTGTTACCTACACCAGCAAGTTGAATGGAGAAGTCTCCTGCCGTCTTGATACCAGATGCTGCTAACGTTACACTAGCACCAGAGAATCCATCGATGTTGAGTTGTTGACCAGCGGTATAACCAGCACCAGGAGCAGTAACAATTACGTTAACAACATTACCAGGAGCATTTACAGTAACTCTGGCCTTAGCACCATACCATGCAGAGGACTCATTCAGTAGTTTGACCTGCTCATATGTTCCAGCAGTAAATCCACTTCCTCCAGTAAGTGTGGAGTAAGTTACAATACCATTGAAACCGTGCTCTCTTTCAAGAGTTACAGTTGTAATACCCGAAGAAGTGCTTCTGTTGATCGAAGTAATAGTATTACCAAGACCAAGTTTGTTTACGAAAGTATCTACTGTTTCTCTAGTAATACTCTTTCTGAGATCATCAGTTGCAACGTCACCAATGGGAGTACGCTTAGCAAAAGACTTAGCAGATCTTGGATTGGTGTTTAGATTATCCTTGTCAAGTTGAGGATAGAAGTTCTCAACAGCAGAACTAAACTTCTTGGTTGTAAATTCATTATCAATGGCATTGTCAGCCTTCAGGAGATACAGGTGATAGATACCATCTCTTGATCCAGGTACATATCTCTGAATAACTTCACTACGGAAGACATACAGGTTAGACTGAAGATCTCCTCTTTCAAATCTAGGCAGACTACCAGATCTTGTGTTAATATCGTTAGTTAAATCGCCAGGAAGATGAACAATTCCCTTTGTATCGGTTACGGAATAAGTAAAGGTCTTACTATCAGTTACACCAGAAACAAGGAATCTACCATTAAATCCACTGTTTGCAGCCCCAACAGTATTAGTTGTGGATGTGGCATTCTTGATAACAACAGTATCACCAGTGAATAACTTGTGATCTTGATTTGTGATGACAGTTACTTGACTGCCAGATGCAGTACAGGAAGAGATAAACGAAGGATTGCGATTAAAGGCATAGTCAGTTGTAGTGATGCCAGTAACTGTAAAGTCAGTGTCAGTTCTTACTCCAGTATTTGCTGTTTGTTGTAGAACAAATCCTTCTCTAGGATCACGAGCATCAGGAGCCTCTTTAGGAATAAAGTATCTTACTTTATATACCTTATCGTCTAGACCTCTGTTATCAACAATTCTCTTAATGTAAGATACATTAGATTGAGCACCACCAAGACCTGCTACACCTTGCTCAAGGAAACTCGTATAAATTCCACTATTTGTTTCAGTGTGAATGTACCAGTTACTATTTGATTCGTCAAACTGGAGAGGATGTCCCAGATCACCAGCAACTTTATCAGATACTCTAGAAACAAATGTTAGGTTTGTTCCACCATAAATTGCGAGACTCTCATTCTTGAGAGCGTCGGACAGTGTAGATGCAACTTTGTATGTTGTGGCTCCAGTCTTGATCGCAAAGTAGATCGTATTCTCTTCAATGTTCTCAGGAAGATCACCATCATCACTGATAAGTCTAATCTTCTCACCAGTTTGAATGTCTACCGAAGAACCAGCAATCGACAGTTCGCTAGCAATAACACTATTGACAGAATAGGACTTCTCAGAAGAAGCATCACCAAATGCTACAGTGTTACCAGAACCGACAGACATGTCGGTATTGACCATTTCAACACGAGCAGATGCTACGTCACTGTTAACAGTCTTAAGATAAATTTTGTCTTCAAAGCGAGAACCAACTCTGTAACCCTGAGTTAAGTTAAGAGGTAAAACGTCCTTCTCATTATATCCAAACAGATACAGGTGACTTGTAACACCAACAGCCGTGGTTAGACCAACGTCAAGTGTCAGATACTCAATGTCTGTTTCTGTAGGAAGAACTGCCTTAGGAGTAATGATCGAAGTAATGTAACCTTGATCATCCTTCGTGAATGCATCTGCCTTAAATCCGTCAGAGGTAAGTGCAATCTGACCGAAGTTAGAGTTGGAGTTAGTAATAGATGCGTCAGCACCAGACTCAGCAGCAAAGTGTCTGTTAAATCCAATAGCAAACACAGAAACGATCTGGAAGATCGAATCGTTTGTCATCAAGATGTGGGCCGTTTCCCATCCTTCTCTATAGACTGCTCTAGAATCTAAGTGATAGACAGATCCAGAAGATGTAGAACTTGATCCTTCAGGAAGATCGGATCCTGTTACTCTTGTGAGGTTAATACCCTCATACAGTCTGGAGACTTCGTTATACTTAACGAATGCACGGTCATCCTTTTGCAGAGAGATAGCGGTGAACTGTGCAAGAACGATGGATTTAAATCCAGTTGCAGTAGAACCATCACCGAAAATACCGTTCATGCCATAGACAGAACGGAGAGATACGTTAAAGACGTAAGGAGATGCACCAGATACAGTATCAGTCTCAACAGTAACTGTAGCACCAGCAACAGAACCAGTTCCACCAAGGAGAGCAGGAACTTTAGGAAGTGTATATGTGAATGATGTAGAGTTAATTACAGATGTTACTGTGGTGGAGATATTATACTCCAGAGGAATAACACCTCTAATCTTAATAGGTGTCCCTACAGTCAGACCATGCTCAGATGCAGTAGTGACGGTAACAACTGCTCCAGCAGTAACACCATCACCAGATGTTAGGCTGCTGAGACTAATTGCGTCGGCAGCAAATGCACCAACAATCTCATACTCAGCTCTCTGACTTGTGAATCCTTCAGGAATAGCAGGATACTTCTGATCAACGTCTCTACCAGATGCCGTGTTGAACGCATTGCTCAACTTGGCATAATACATGTCAAGGTCAGTAAGAGTATAACCATCGACAATGTTTACACCATCAGCAAACTCAAAGCAGTTAACTTTATGGTGTGAGAATAAAGGTCTGGATCTATTTCCAGATCCAAAGTCTGTAGGATCAGTGTAAACTGTGCTGTTCTCATTACCATCAAAGAAGGTGAATGAGTTAAAGTAACAACCACCAGTTACACGGAAGATTGCAGTACCAGATACATTAGTATCGGTTGGGTTGGGTACATACTTAGGACGAATCTTGGTCTTACGAAGGTCCAAACCAACGATAGAAGTACCACGAGGGATAATAATACCACCCTTGACACTATTAAACTTATAGAGGATGTTATCTTCTACACCAAGATCAAATACAGATTGCAGAGAAAGCGAGAAAGTATCTGCGGCAAGAGCTACAGTGCCACCAGGAGATACAGATCTTGCAGTTCCACTATCATCTTTAATGTAGAATCCAGGTCTGTTATCAATAATGTGCTCACCAGGGAAGCACAGAATAGTTGTTCTATTAATAAGATCATTCTCATTTCCCTTCACATAAGAGAATCGAGCCGCTTCAATTAACGCACGTTGAATAGTTTTGAAGGGTCTCGCTAATGAGTTGCCCTGATTCTCAATGCCATCAGTAGCATCAATATCATTGGGGTTAACATATAGAATACGTCCTTCTGTATTCTTAATAAGATTCTCTAACTTACTGAGAGGCATTGCGCTAGTCTGCTCAAAATCATCCTACAGTATTTAGACGGATGCATAAGAGAATAAAAACTCCCTTACATATTTGTCAGAGAACTCTTTCCCAAATTTACTACCAAGGTATCCCGCAACTGGATCTAAACTCAGCATATAGTTATCAAAATCTGTATAAACAGACTCATCTTCTCCAGTTGGCTTTGTCGCATCTAACAGTTTCTTGTAGACATCAACATACTTCTTGAAGTATATCAAATGATCGGGTATCTCATCAACGGTACACTTACGGACGTAGATATACCTTGAGAAATGATTTCCAGGCTCAAAGAATCTAATGTCTTTTGGACTGTTATCTAACATCTCACCTAGGTGACATGTCATAAAAGGATTATACCAATCAAAGTGAGGTGTTGGGTGCTGAAAATCAAATACGATGATAACTTTCATAGGAAAGAAACACATCAGATCCATACCCAAGCATGGCAAATTCTGACCTGTCTTTGGATACACAATATTATTGTATATCTCTGTTGGGCCAGAATTAATGACAGTTGCTCTAGATTTTAAGATGTGATTTCCAGAATACAGTCCAGATCCTAAGACTGCATCATTTTTTCCTATGGTATGTCCTACATCGACGACATCTAAATTAAGTGTGTCTAAAAGATATTCGGAATAATCACTCCACATTGTTTTCTCCTAATAGGAACGGAGAGACTTGAACTCTCACGGGCAAATGCCCAACAGATTTTAAGTCTGGTGCGTCTACCGATTCCGCCACGCTCCCTTATCCATCAGCACAATTAGTGCCTGTACAATAAAGGTTCTTTAACTCTGCATCACAGTAATCATCATGTGGTACTAAGATTAAGTTACCCCCAGGATTCTGGATGAGGAAAGATTCTCCCTCACCAGCCCTGTCTACATACTCTTCAAACTTTTCTTCAAACTCTTGGATACTAATTGTAATCATCGCAGGGTAGTTGCCACCTCGGCATAAACAATACGGTCATCGGGAACAATAGCGCGAATGAAATCAAGAACGTTCATGAACTCGTCAACAGTGTCACATTCAACCATCTTCTCGCTACCGTCATCAGCAGTCAGCAGAATAGAGCGGGTGCAAACGTCGATGGCGACGGATTCAAGGAGTTGCTCAGGCATGGTGCGCTTTGCTTGATTACCTATGTATTATAGCACGAGCAGAGGGTCTCGTCAAGCCACTTTCATGATCCAGGCGACAGCATAGTATGGAGGTCTGTTCTCGTGGTAGTTGTCGCCACCAGCACTACCCGTCGTAGAAGGCGTCTGGGCCCGAATGTCCACGTTAGAACCTGTGGTGACTCGACCAGCAACAGGAGCCTGATAAGAGTGAGCGTGAGAGGGCATTTCAGCAACGGTCAACAGGTGAGCAACTTCACCACCAGTATCACCAGGAGCATATTGACCACTTACAGCACCAGTTACAGCATCAAATGTTACGCCAGTACCAGCGTCAGAACCAGCACCAACAAGAAATCTACCTCTTAAGTCTGGTGTTTGTATGTCATTTACAATTGTGCCATCACATAAATGCCATTTATCTGGAATATCAGCAATAGCCCCAGACCACATGATAATACCACCAAGAGGCATCTGAACAGCCTGCTCAGGAGTATTGTTTTCATAGTATTTTTTAGTTATATAATCATCAGGTCCCTGAGGATCAACGCCAGTAACAGGTTGAATAAATGTTGTCTTCTTGACAATAACCTCCGGTCCCAAAAGTCCATCAGGATTCTCAATGTTTGGGTATCGTGTTTCAAACTGTGGCATGACTATCTATTGATGAGTGTTTTGCCGATCTCAAGCAGAATGCCAGGACCAAGTTTAGTTGTAGCAGCAACTTTCTGTACAAATGTCTCTTTCATTGCCTGTATCAGGTTTCCTGCTTTACCAGTTGCCTGAACTTTGTTGCCATCAATATCTACTTTTGCTTTTCCTTTTAGGTTCAGGTTTCTTCCTGCTTTGAGAGTTAGATCTCTACCAGCCTCTAGAACAATATCTCTACCTTTGATTCTTACCTGACCAGAGATAGCGTTGATACAAATATCACCATTCATGCAGTTGATAACCATATCAATCTGTCCTTCATCATTATCTTCGCCAGCAGTAACTTCCATCGTCTTGTCAACGACGATTCTTACTGTTCCGTCTTGAGATAATGAATGAATAAAGACTTCACCCTCATCGGTGATAGCCATCACCTTCGCAACTTCAGGTCCAAATCCACCAGACTGGGGATTATTGATGTCTACCTTATAGTTCGGGCCTTTATTGGCAATGATTCTTCTTTCTTTTGACTCTGCCATTATTGAATCCTCAGTACCTCAAAAGGTGATCCCACACAATCCTTGACATACAGGACTTCACCCGTACCATCTATAATTATATCACTTACAACTGGTGCCAAGTTAGCACCACTACCATCACCTTCAACGTTCAGAGTTGGATTGACTACTACAGAATTAACACTTATTGGTTTAACTCTACGAATTTGTCCATCTACAATAGTTACATCATATCTGTTTCCAAGATCATCAGTAACTACAGTCTCATCACCATATCCAATTCCACCATTAACAATTTCAACGTCTACAACACCAAGAGTACCTTGGGATGGATCAAGAGTGTAACCATCACCAGAAGAAACAACGTAAATTGATGCGATTCCTCCATTATCATTCAGCGTTGCTTTACATACCGCACCAAATCCTCGCTTACATTGATCTTTAATCTTAACGAGGGGAGGATATGCATAACCTTGTCCAGGATCTTCAATCTGGAATCCAATAATTCCACCTAACTGATTAGCAGCACCGACAGTATCAGACACGGCTGCGCCCAAACCATCAGTTTCTTGAATGAAGTTGCCAACAAATGCTTTAGCAACAGCACCGAATCCACCACCACCAAGAAACTCTACCTGTGGTCTACCGCAGGGGAGGGCAGATGCATCACCCGCATAACATCCTTGAGATTGTCTAACTTGAAGATTTGGATTTCCAGTAATACCTTTGAGAAGTCCTTCAGAAGATATATTATCTGTGCCGAGATTAAATGATCCCAGTTTATCTGCTACCCTGTCAAACATGCTGGGTTCTTCTTTATCCCCAGATGCAGGTTCTCCGTTATCTTCTCTCTCACCTTCCTGTTTCTTTTCCTTCTCGTCATCATCTTTTGATTTCTCTGGGCCAGATCCAATGCACCACTTCTTGATCTCTGCACATGCTTCACCCTGACCACAATCAAGGAAGGCAAGAATAGATTTGAATGCACCGCCAGCACTCTGAAGGAAACCAATTACAGTAAAGACAGGTCCAAGAATCTTGTTCAGTGCCTCAAGTGGTTTAGCCAAACCATCAGAGAGTTGCTTAACAATGTCAGCGAGGAAACTTCCAGCGTATGCTTCAACAGCACACTGAGTTACGTCTAGAATGTTATCAATAAAAGACTCTAAGAGTCCTCTTGCTGCCTCTTTAAGACCCGTTACGATCTTATTTCCAACACATTGTAATGCGTCTTGGAAACTCTCAATGAGGGGGATCTGCGCCGCCTGTGCTGCAACTCCAGCAGCATAAGATACAGGGAAGTTACCAGCAGTCGCTGCCATAGTAGTGGCAAATACTGAGTTAAACAGTGCGTCTAGACCAGTTGCCAAAACTCCTTCCAGTTCACCAAACAATGCACCAATAGCACTCTGTACAAAGTTTCCACCAATGTCTTGGATTAAGTTTAGAACCTTGTTGATTTCTTTCTGAATATTAGCAGCTGCTGCGCCAATCTTATCCAGTTTAGTCATAAGATTGTCCAGAACATCCATCAGTTCGGATAATGGATTGTCCTTACATGCGTCAGCAAGTTTGACACAAGTTCCGTTCGCTCTGTTATCAGCCTCTACGCCGTCAGAACCTTTCTTTGTATTAGATGGCGTCTTAGGTGCAGCAGTTCCCTGTTCTCCAGTCTCTGAAGGATCAGATGCAGTTTTAGGATCAGCACCACTCTTAACTTCTGTTGCCTTATCAGCAATCCTGTTGTGAGCAGGCTTCATCTTGTCAGTCTTTCCACTGTAAGGTGCGAAAGGTGACTTATAATTTGCAGATGCTAGTTTAGTTACCTCATCAGTTTTACCAAAAACTCCATTGATACAAGGGAGTTGTGCATTATCACCATCAAGGAAGAATCCAAATACAACATCTCCAGGTCTAAGCATATGACTGGAATAGTTTCCAGCGCCACCACTACCACCAGTAGTGCTTAGGAGAATGTTTGCATAAGGAAGTTTATCATTTGGTAGTTCTTTCTCGCTGAAAGGATGGTAGCCCATGATACGCACACGGACTCTATTACCCCAGGTGTCTCTTATCTCACCAGGGGCTACTTGACCGATCCACCAACGGAATCCGTCTCTTCCTACGAAGTTACTTTGTAAACTACCAAATTCCTCTAGTGACATTTATATCAGTCGTCGTAAACTAAACACTCAGGTGCTTCAGGGTTAGCATCACAATACAGTTCCAGGGAGGAGGGATCGTGATGATCTTCTGGATGACGCTCAGCGTATGCTTCCAATTCTTTTAGTTCTCCTTCAGTATGACGGCGCATCTGAGGGGAAATAGTAGGATCATCGAGAATTTTCTTATCCTTCTCAATGTGTGCTTCGATGTTTTCCATTTAGTTTTCTGTATTGTTTGGAGTATACAATCCTATTGTATCACGGACTAGTGTCAGATAGGTGTACGATTGTTGTCCTTGGAAATAATGACACAAATCCTTAATCATATATAGTCCACTTTGAACAGGGTCTGGTTCATTCTGCTTCTTTGAGTTAGTAGTTACTGACGGGAATGAACACTTAATTACGTTCCCAGCCTCAAGATTTGTGTTACATGGAATAACCATCTTGACCTGTTGAGTGAACAGAGAATTATATCTCATCAACGATTGAGAGTGATACTTACCAGGATCAGCGTTAGCACTCTTATCATTCTTTTCTCCTAGAGTTCCAATGTCTTGAACTCCAGTAATGATTCTGGAAGGAATCTCACCGAGACTAATCTTTTGTCCGTAAGCATCTTCTACTTCAGGCAAAACCATCTCTTGACCTAAGTTTCTAACTCCAGTCAGGTAATCCTCTCTAGTAAAGATACCAATGTCGGGACTTGTAAACTGGAATGTCAAAGGATTCCAGTAGACTCGATACGATGCAAACTGACCAGTTCTCAACTTCGCAAGAAGATTTGTATTGGTTGTTGTCTTATACTTCAGGATTCTATTACTTGTATCCTCACTAGTAGAACTAGTGTTTGCATCAGTGTATACAAATGATGCTACAGAATCTTCAGCGATGAGTCCGTCGATCGACTTAAACTTGAATCCACTCTTTGTTTGATAGAACACATATCCAGCCGATGCGTCTTTCTCAGTCTTTCCTGATACAGACTTAGCAGCAAGTGATTGAAGAACAGTAAAAGGTTTCCTGCTGTTTCCTATAAACCCATACTTGTTTTGTGTATCATCAACGTCAAAAGGAACGTTCGTTTGTATAACCTCAGACATAATCTTTTTGACGTTCTCTGAGATTCTGGCTGATCCCTCATACTTTCTATAAACTCTACTCGTCTCATTCTTGATTGCTTCTTTGGAAACAAGATGAAGAGTCATCGTTTCCTTTTGGTTAGTAGCAGATACGTCACTGATCTTTCCGACGTGAAGATATTCACTACTATCATCCCATCTTAACCCAGATCCCTTTCTAGTGTCAATGGCTATCTGTACTCTTTCTCCTCCCCTGACAGGAAGTCCATTGTACAATCCAGTCCCATTAACAACATCTCCAGATGTTGTAATGATCATCTTAGCGGTAACAGTGGGAGAAAAGATATCCTCGTAATATGCAAACGCAATAACACCATTACGAATATCGATGACATTCTTCTTGTCATTCGACTCGATGTTTATTGTTTTGTAAGTTGCGGATTGTTGTGCTGCAGTCATACGAAGGATAATGCAGTGAATAACATACTATTTAAGTTCGATGTTGGATTCATGTGCGGAGCAGATGATCCAGAACTTTGTTGAGATTGCTGTTTTGGTTGAGCAACTGGTTGTCCCGCCTTTGCCATCTCTTCTTTCAGGTATCTGCGGAACTTTGCCATATCAAAATTAGATCTAGGAGCAGCAGGGGCAAGACCAGTTGCGGGATCAGGTCCAGTGGCCATTAGCATTCCGCTTCCACCACCCTTAAACGAGACGTGCAGGTGATCGAAGTGGTTAGCATCATCTTTCCACTTCAGTTCAGCAACACCCAGTTTAGAACGATTGTCACTGAAATACTTAGCAAGTTTGTTCAACTGTGCTTCAGTGTTGTGTGACAGTGGGAAGTCCAATGCTTCACCATAGTTGTGATAGGAGTTGTAACTTCTCCTCATCACTCTTTCCATACCAGATCCAGTATATCCTTTGTATACACTGAAGTCAGGGTGTTGCCATGCTCTATAACCTTGAGATTCTAATGAACGACCTACTTTTACTGCCTGTTGATATGCAGGAGTTTGATTTTTTTGTCTTCTAGCAGAACCATCACCAGCACCAACAATATCTTTGTTGGCTGCCATAATATCTTTCAATTTCTGAGCATAACGAGGATCAGTAGCATAGCTTTCTCTCTGTAACTGCTCAGCCGCTGCTCCTGCACTACTCTGATTATTTACTCCTTTGTATCCCTTATAATCTTTATACCATCTATTAACAAGAGTATTGACTGCATCTTGTGCGCTAGCAAAGTTCATGAACTTAGCACTTGTTTGAGTCTTCACACCATCATAATATTCTGTAGTACCCATTGAAGCACCTGACTCAGATGTGGTTGCCTTTAATCCAAAATAATTATTAGCACCAGATACTGCTGAACCATATCCAGATTCTAATGCAAATTGTGCAGCAACTAACTCAGGATATTTTGCACCTGCTTTCTTTGCCATCTCATAAAACTTTTTATACTTCTCTGCATCAGTTCCAGTGACAGGAGTTGTAGGTCCAGTAGGTCCTGTAGGATCACTATCGTTACCGTCAGATACGGGGAAAGATCCAAGAGGAGCAGTTAGAAGTTTAACACCATCATCCCAATCACTCTCCAAATCATCAAATGCTTTATCGAGCGTATCTTGGGCTTTCTTTACATCTCCACTCTTATCACCAAAATCAAGAGTAAGAATTTGTTTTGTCTTGGCGGCAATCAATCCACCCATTGCCGTAATAATATTAATACCTCTTGTTACAAGACTTCTTGCAATGTCACCCATTTTTTGAATTCTTTGGTTGACATCTTTAATTGCATTTATAATCTTGGGTAACTTATCAGTAATCCACCCAATAAGATAAATGCCAAGGAAGTTCATGATCTTGGCAAACGCATCGACAGCAAAGTTTGGAACCTTGTCTAACAGGTTCATTCTAAACTTAGATGCCTTTTCTAATGTTGCTTCAGATGCTGTTCTCGTTTTTGTTTCACTCTCAAGTCTAGTAATCCTAGTCTGCTTTTCATAGAATTTTCTCTTATCTTTTATCTTGTTCTGGAGAACCTTCTCAATATTAATAAGAGTCTTTGAAACCTGAGCACCACCCTTTTTCGCGGTGACTAAAGCACCACCGCCACCTGTTTTAGTAATAGGGCGATATGGTACGATTGCTGCCATTATGCTAGGACGTTATAGATGGAATAAGAGAATGCCAAATACGGATTATCGTAATTGGTTGATTCAATTATAGGAATATCAGTTCCCAGTGATTTCTGAGGAATCTGAGTCGGTGCTGCTGGTTTTCCAGTAGAAGGAGGAACAACAACATTTACAGCAGGAGCAGCAGTTGTAGCTACTGGACCTAAAGCAGAACTGTTCTTCAGTGCTCCACCAGGAGCAACTCTAGTTTTATCACCAGTTCCAGCACCACCTTCGGTTGGTGTTTTTATGCTTTGACCACCATTAGCATTCTTCGCTGCATAGTCTTTCGAGAATCTAGTATCAAGACCAAAAGCACTCTGCATAATGCCAGGGCTCTTGGACATTGTTTCCAAGAACCATTTATCAAATTCATTCTGTTTCTTTGGTTGTTTAGAGAACCAATCCTCAAGTGGGCCAACAAGAAGATTTCCTGCAGCATCGCCAAGGAATCCACCAAGAAGTAGTCCAGGTAAAGCGCCGAGACCAAATGTAGGTCCACTCAATGCAGCTGCAACTGTTCCAGCAACAACACCAGATGCCAGTCCTTTCAGTAGTCCAATAGTGATTGCCTCAGTTGGAGAACTACCAGCTGCTAATCTTGATCTAACATCAATGATAGAACCAATAGCAATAGCACCGATATTACCCTTAACTAACTTAAGTAAGGCACCTCCAAGTTTCCCAGCAATTCCTCCAAAGATCTTAGGAATAAGAACCTTCATTGCTTTAGCGGGATTGGCAAGCATCGTTCCCGCTTTGTTTAATGTTCCCGCTGCTCCCAGTATCTTCTTTCCAGCACCAGTTAAAAATCCTTTAGCACCCCCTACTGCCTTAGCAAGAACTGGATTCGATGCAACTAACTTACTAAGGGCAGCTTTTGTTCCAGTAATAACTTTTCCAGCTTGATTGCGGACTGCTTTGGCAGCGTTTGCTGCTTGATCTTTGACAAACCTTAGTGGGTTTTTTACAATGTCCTTAATCTTATTGAGCATTCCAATAGCAATATTCCTCACCATCCCAAAGAGTTTGGAGAAGACTTTCTTACCAATTCTACCAGCCCAACCAGTAATTCTAGCGGTAGTTTTGGCAATCCATTTTATAAATCCATTCGCAATGTTAGCAACTGGTGCAAAGAACTTACCAAGTTGATTGATAAGTACATCTCGATATTCAAGGAATGCGGTGATGTTCCCCTGCGCTTTGGCAGAGAACATCTTAATCAGTTTATCAGTGACCCATCCACCAAGATAGATTAACAAGAACTTGCCAAGTTTTTCAAGGAATGGAATCTGGGCCTTCATCCCAGACTTAGCCTTGTCAACCTTCTTTTCTTTCTCTTTATTCGCTCCCTCTAGTCCACGCTCAGCAGAACCTCTGAGCATTTTTTCTTTTGCTCTTTGCTGCTTCTCTAGAAGAGCCTCTCTATATTTTTTCTCTGTGTCAGCATCTTTCTTGATCAGAAAGAGAATACGATCAAGTTTTTGACTGATCTCAGTGTTGGTTATTTCTCCAGGTGATTGTCTTAATGCTAGTGCTCCACCAGCAATAGCAGTTCCTCTTCCTCCACCACCTCTAACACCACCACCAGCACCACCTCCAAATACTTTAGATCCGGAGATTTGCGATTTTTTAAATAATGCTTTTCTCTGAGCAGCAGTAAGATACTCTCCCGTAGTGGGATCTTTACCGTGTGCCAGAATGGCGGTCATTAAATTGTCAGTCTTACCTGATGCCATTCTGCTGTTGATCCTTTAGTTTCTCGTCTTCAAGATATTGTGACAGAAGAGTAACGTATATTTCACGTTCCCAAGGGATCATGTTTTCTAGCTCTGTCAAGCTATATTTATGGTGCTGCATCAAGGCAAAATTTGTCTTGTAGTAACTCTCGACAGTTTCGTGCGAGAGTGCTAGCTGAAAAAACTTGCCAGTCCCTCAAGAACAACCTTATTCTTCTTCTTAGTCTTTGGATTGGTAACGTTAATTACATGCTCAAGTCTAGGCATGGTCTCGAAGAATTGCTCGATGGTCTTAAATTGAGAAGTTGGAAACTGTTCCAAAAACTCAACCATCTCTTTCTCAGTGAAGTCTGCAGAGTCCCAAGATTCTTCATCGTTGTAGATAGTATCAACACATCTTGCGATCAGTCTAAAGGATTCTTCGCTACCACCAGTAAAGTTACTTTCAATGAATTGATCAAATCTGGGATACCTCATCTTAACAAAGTATCCGTTACCAACATCAATCGTGTCCTTATGGTTTTTGTCAGTAATTACTTTGACATCATCCACATCGACTTCTACGTCAACTTCAGTGACTCCATCATCATCACAAGTGACAACAATGGGAATCTTTTCACCAACAGATTTGCCGCGAATGTTCAGGAACAGAAGTTCAATGTCAAACGTAGCGAGTTGAGAGACATCAACATCCTTGGTTATAATGCAGTTCGAGAGAACTTGCTTTACAGCCTTTGCAATCTGTTTGCTATCCTCACTCTCCATAGCGAGAATGAGAATCTTCTCTTCTTTAACAAGGAATGGTCTGTACTCGATCGTCTTCCCAGTAGAAGGAATCTCAAGTTCGTAGGTGGGTGTCGAAATTACTGGTAAGGGCATAATATCCTGTTCAATTTCATATAGTTATATATCAGGTTTCTGGAACCCTTCTTACAACGGTTCCTCTTTGTTGAATACCAATATCTTGTCCGAGTGGTCTTACGAATCCAGTCGTTGCTCTACCGTTTGCAGCAGCTGCTCCCGATGCTTGATCTGGAGCAGAGTTAGCACCAAGGGCATTATTTAACTGCGCTGGACTCTTGTTAGCATCTTCTCCTCTGGCAATAGCAGCACTAGAGGCCTTACCACACTGATAGGTATCATAAGATAATGTAACGTTCACTCTCATGACTTGAGAACCATCATAAGAAACTGGAGTTGCACTTAATCCAGTGGGAAAGACATTGAAGAAGTTGTACTCTAATGGTTTAATCTTCTTATCTTTTTCAAATTTGGTTATGGAGAATCCAGACTTACACTTATAAGTATCTGGATACCTCATCCTTACAAAGTAACCAGGACTTGCCTTTGACTGATTGGATCCAGAAGAAATATACTCAATCCAGTGTTCAAATAACTTCAGCACATTGTACTCTAGATCGCAGTAGAAACCAAGCGTCAGTTGGTCATACATTCTACTGTGTGCATACTTCTGAGTGACCCCCATGAAGTCACCGTAGATATCTGCAGTGGCCAAAGATGATCCAGGAAGAGTTGCTTCGTAGCACAACAATCCAGCGTCACCACTAATAAAATTTGCTGTAACTCCTTTAGAACCCAAGAACGAACTTAGTGGTCCAGGAAACCCGTTCATTCTCAGGAAGTAGTGAGAACTAAGAGAAAGTCTCGTTAGTAATGGTGCTACTTCTGTGACTTTGGCGCTTATCGACATCTAAATATCTCTAATACTGTGATTATTCTATGTCATATCAAGGAAAGTTTCGTCCCAGTAACACAACAAAGTATAGAGGGAATCCCACAAATATTATTTATAGGTCTTTGTGGGAAAGAAAGTTCATGGTCTATTGTGACAGGAACGAAAATATCCTTGAATGGGGCAGCGAAGAAATCGCGATTCCATACAAATCACCCATAGATAATAAGTGGCATCGTTATTTTCCTGACTTTTACATTAAGTATAGGGACTCTAAAGGAAAGATCAAAAGATCTATTATCGAAATCAAACCATTCAAACAAACTCAACAACCACCACTGCAGGAAAAGAAGACGAAGAGTTACGTTTATGAAGTAACTCAATATGTTACGAACCAAGCAAAATGGGCCGCTGCAGATGAATTCTGCAAAGACCGTCTGTGGGAATTCAAAGTTTTTACAGAAAAAGAGTTGGGGATAAAATAATGGGCAACGACCAGAGAATCAAAATCATTATCGATGAACTGGAGGATCTTGTTAAGAAACTAAAGGCTGAACACTTACGTTCTGAATTTGGTCTTGATGAGAGTGATAATACGAGGGGTCTTAGTTATAATGACTTACAAGACGACGATGGTTACACAGACTAATGAACAGAATTCAAGAAATTCTAGACGATCTAATTGGTGTAGAGGATCCCGATGATCTGATGCTTTCAATTATGGAGGCATTGCAGGACACAGTAGATCAAGTTGCTGTTCCAGGGAACTTCTACACTTTCATTTACTTACCCAAAACACCAAACATTCAGTATGACGAGCACCCTCTAGTTGCTTGCACTACAACCTACAACTGGGGATTTGATGCTATCAGTTATCACTGGAGAGCGCCAAGACGGTACACGTTTGATGAGGTAGCAGGTAACCTCTACGAGATTACTCAAGAAGAAAAAGAAACTCTGAGAACTATACCGTACCAAAAATTTAAACTAAATATCTAAAAAAGGCGTAAAATGGCTGCAGCCAATCCCAAGAAGAAACCGCTAAGATATCCGATTGGTAGTATTGATAACTACACGGATTTTTTGCTGTTTGAAGAATTACAATATAAAAAGACCTTTGACAAAGGTCTTGGTGGATTGGTTGGGGGTCCTAGCACTGGCGAAGCAGAAAAAGACCTTGCAAAAACGTTTGCTGGATTAACAATCAAAGAAGCAAGCAGAGGATACGCTGACGCAAAGGTGGAGAATACAATAATTCTTCCAATTCCAGGTAATATCTCAGATAGTCAGGCAGTCACATACGGAGAGGATAATCTCAATTCTCTTGCAGCGGCTGCAGTTAGTTCAGTTGCTAAAGGTGTTCAGAACGACAATCTTCTAGCAGGTCTTGGAGGAATCATTAATGATGTCGGTGGGGTAGCAATGGGCCTTGCTAGTGATGGAGGAATGAAAGATCCCTCTGCATTGTTCTTTGGATCGATGGCAGCAAACGTCTTCGGTGCTAATACATCTTTTGAAAGTCTTCTCTCTAGATCTACTGGTCAAATCATTAATCCCAATCTGGAGTTGCTTTTCTCTGGTGTTGCTCTGAGACAGTTTACCTTTGACTTTAACTTTGTACCTAGAAGCAAAGAAGAAGGTGATCGAGTAAAAGAAATCATCAGAACATTCAAGATCGCAATGTCTGCCAGAAGGTCTGCAGCTGGGCAGGGATTATTCATTAAAGCACCAAATGTATTCAGACTGTCTTATAGATCTGGTGCAAAAGAACATCCTTTCTTGAACAAGTTCAAGATCATGGCATTGGAAAATATGTCTGTGAACTACACTGCATCTGGTCAGTATTCGACCTACGATGATGGAACACCAGTTCACATGCAGATGCAATTAGCATTCAAGGAACTCAATCCAATCTATGCTGAAGATTACAACGATGTAGGGGGAGTAGGATACTAATGGGATTTTATTTTAGAGAGGTTCCTAATCTCGACTACATCTCTCCATTCAGAGATAGACCTTCCTCAGATACTTACGTCGAATCAAAAAATCTCTTCCGTAGAGTTAAGATCAGAGATGACATCAAAGGTATCTTTACTCTCTACAATAAGTATGAGATTGAAGGAGATGATCGTCCAGACATCGTTGCCCAAAAGGTTTATGATGATGATAGTTTAGATTGGGTTATTCTAATCACAAATAACATCATCAACATCAGAAATGAATGGCCACTCTCAGATAAAGATCTGAGAACATTCTGCGATGACAAGTATGGTTCAAACCTTCTTGCAATTAGATATTACGAAACCACAGAAGTTAAGGATTCCAGTGGAAGATTGATTCTTCCTGCTGGTCTAACCGTTGATGCAGACTTTACAATTCCCGATCCAGATCAAAAGACACAAACTCTGAATCCTGTTGTTGGGATCACAAATCTCGAATACGAAACCAATAAAAATAACGACAAGAGAGCAATCTTTGTCCTACGAAGAGAGTATCTATCTCAATTCTTAGAGGACACTAAACAAGAAATGTTCTACAAGAGATCTAGTCAGTATGTAAATAATAATGTGAAGAGAGGCGATAATATTCGTACATCATCTCCCTGATCTAAATAAAACCAGTCACGTTATTTTCAATTATGGCTAGAACCAGAAAAGAAGCAACTTCTGAAAGTGGTGCTTACATGTCTCAGTACGACCAAGAGGTTGAAGTTAGACTTAAAGCATTAGAAGAAAAGGCACACACTCCCTGTGGTGGCGGTGGTGGCGGTAATGCTGAATTGCTAAAAAGAATCGAGGCTCTTGAGTCTGCCTTAGGACATCTCAAGAAAACCTCGATCTGGAATAGTAAGTGGGATTAAGTTATCATTTTCCGAGTACATGGTAGGGTGGTAGTAAGACTATCACCCTATTTTTTTACCACTCGGCGGTCTATTCTTCGGCCAAACGCTGGAAGTATGACAGCGTATCGTCTTCTTCTTCGTCTCGCGAGGAGGAAGACAGGGAGTTCAGTTCAGAGCGGAGATCATCATCTAGGTCGCGAGCCGGACCGCGATAATCATCTTCATCTTCAACTTCTTCAGCGACAGGTGCAGGTCGGGAGTTGCTCTTGCCCAGGACTGCCTCAAGACGGGTCTTGAGTTCATCGTAGGACTTGAACTGAGAGGGTGCAAGGAACTCTGCGAGAGAGTATTGCTTTTTCCAAATCGCTTCCATCTCATCATCTTCATCAAGAAGAGGACCCTGAATAGCAAACTCACTGGAGTCATAATTCCAATAACCAGCAACTCGCTTGATCTTCAGTTTGAAGTTAGCGCCTTGCCAGAAATCAAAGGGGTTGATGGGAGTCTCGTCTTCAAATTCAGGTTGCATTGCAGCCATGACTTTATCAAAGATCTTCTTACCATACTTGTAGAGGAAGACCTTACCCTCGTTCTGCGGGTTAGCAGGATCTTTCACAACATAGATGTTGGAAACGTAAGACAGTTTGCGCTTCTGCTTACGCGCCTGCTCCTTACCAGCATCGGTGCCATTGTTCCAGAGCATAGAGTTGTGCTCAGAGACAGGATCTTTCTGACCCAGAGTGGTCAGAGAGTTCTCGATGTACCATCCACCAGGACCTTGAAAGGCATGGGAGTAGACTTTGGCGAAAGGCATATCTTCGCCATCAGGAGGAGGAAGGAATCGAATGACAGCATAACCGTTGCCGGCTTTGTCTACTTCAGGTTTCCAAAGGCGTTCGTCGCCAGAACCAGCAGACTTATTCATCTTCTCGACTTGCGTGACCAGTTTCTGAGTCAGCGAACCGAGTTTGGATTGTTTCTTTAGATTAGCAAAAGACATTGGATAGTTGGATGAATTGGGTTGGTTGAAGACCTCTTTATCATACCAGAGGTATGAAAGGATGTCAAGCCTGCTGTTGTTGCATTTGCTCCAGGATCTGCACGGGAATCATACTGTACCATCCTGTAGCTATCATTTTAGAGT